TCTTCATGATGCACCTCTGACCTTAGTCCAATGCTTACGGTCGATGTCGATGTACCGCAAGCAGATATCTCCTTTTGCGAACCACAATTTAATTGCTCGTTCTTTGCATGCCTCCGATGCTAAAGCCTGCATTCTCTTCAGCTGTTCAGCTGTCCACGCTTGGTGGTTGTGCATCCATACGCTGCCGTTCTTTGCTTTGCCGAAGAGCTTTTGCTTTCGGACTTTGAGTTGTACTATATGTACCATATCGTTTCTCCTTTTTTAGTTGATATACAAATAGACTTGGCGTGGACATCTCTTGATGTCCTAAGCTCTTAGGAATCTAACTAAACTCTGACAAGGTTCCAATGGGCTAAAAGTTAGAACAAGGTTCCACCGGAGCGGATCGGGGATGGTAGTACGCTGTTGGCTAGGTGGGGAGAAGAGGAGTACGTGATATGGTATAGTTTTTTTATAAAAAAAATTTTCACTAAAAATTATGGCAAATAAAATATGTGAGCGGTGTAAGAAGTCCTTACAAAAAGCTGACTTTGAAAAACAAAGACTGCATTGCCGACAATGTGTTTTAGCTGAACGTAATATAACTAAATCTTCTAGTCCGTATAAATATTTAAAAAATTTATGGAGCCATTTAAAGTACTCGAGGGAGAAAGAAGAAGGAATGCTATTTGAAATAACACCAGAACAACTTGATGAATTGTGGGACAAACAAGGCGGACGTTGTGCGTTGTCCGGGGCCTTCATGACGTGGCACAAGGGTGGCGAAAAACGGAACACGAACGTGTCGATTGACAGAATAGATCCAAACATAGAGTACATACTTACTAACATTCAGCTGGTATGTTGGCGTGTTAACTTAATTAAGCATACAATGTCAGAAGATGAGCTGTATTGGTGGTGTAAAAATATAGTTACACACAAGGAAAATTTTTAATATAATCCCCGAGCATGCGATTACTAGATGAAGAAAGACCAACTGACATGAGTGAAGCTGATAGAAACGAGTTACAGTCTCACCTTCCTTATGCCGGATTACAATTAAACGAACTCTCCGTTCAAGAAGAGCGATTAGTCTTGTTCCATTTAAGAGGAATGAGCAAAGCGGCCGCGGGCCGTGCTGCGGGGTACAAGGATATGGACCGCGTTTACCAAATATTTAAGACTCCTAAAATGCAAACAGCTTTGACCTACTTCCGTAATGAAATGCGCGAGGAAGTTAAGTTCGATAAAAACACAGCAACGGGCATGTACCTGGAAGCTCATTCGAAGGCGGCGAATTCTACAGAAGAAAAGAATGTCGTTGATTCGTTATGCAAGCTTCACGGTCTACATCTTCCCGAACAGGCAACCCTGATTAATATAAATGTAGAGAAAGTAGAACAGTTAGAAAAATTAACTGATGCACAACTTTTAAAACTTGCTGGGAACGATACGAACTACTTGGAGCCAGATGGAAATAACAAAGACTGAGTGTAAAAGATGTCGCGGGATCTACCCCGAGAACTTAGTGCTCATTGATGAGATTTGCGTATACTGTCGGGCAGACGAAGTTGAAGCAATACCCGAGCCCCAAAAGCTTGCTGCTCAGAAACTAGAAAAAGAACAACTATCTGCTGAAGCAAAAGCAGGACAAGAATTAGCGAAAAGAGTTTTAGCACGTAAAAGGTTGCTCCCATTTGTTGAACGTTTCAATCCAGATTATCAAGCAGGTTGGGTACACAAGGATATTTGCCAACGGCTAGAAAAGTTCAGCGAACAGGTAGCGAATAAAGAGTCACCAAGATTGATGCTCTTCATGCCACCTCGACATGGTAAATCTACTCTTGCTAGTATTGCATTTCCAGCTTGGCACTTGGGCCGGCATCCTGAACACGAGTTTATAAGTTGTTCTTATTCTGGGTCGTTAGCTATGAGTTTCTCAAGAAAAGTACGTCAACTGCTAAGAGAACCAGTATACAAAAATGTGTTCGAAAAATCTAGACTAGATAAAGATTCTCAGTCAGTAGAATCATGGCAGACAACAGAAGGCGGCGGTTATGTCGCGGCCGGTGTTGGTGGTGGTATTACTGGTAAGGGTGCGCACGTTATGGTTATCGATGATCCGGTAAAAAACAGAGAGGATGCAGAATCCGATAACAACCGAGATGCGACCTGGGATTGGTACACATCCACAGCTTATACAAGGTTGTCCCCAGGTGGAGGAATACTTGTGATTCTTACGCGTTGGCACGACGACGACTTAGCCGGACGCTTATTAATGCAAGCAGATGAGGGCGCAGATGCGTGGGAAGTGATTCGCTACCCAGCAATTGCAGAAGAAGACGAAAAGTTTAGAGAAACAGGTGAAAGTTTACACCCAGAGAGATATAATGTAGAAGCTCTCGAGCAGATAAGGAAAGCCATCGGCCCGCGCGATTGGTCTGCTCTATACCAACAGAATCCTGTATCTGACGAAGGCGACTATTTTAACCGCGACATGATCGCTTATTATAACTTCGATGAGATTGATACTTCAAAACTTAAATACTACTGCGCGTGGGATCTTGCGATCGGCCAGCGTGACAGGAACGATTATTCAGTTGGTATTGTTGTCGGCGTCGATGAATATGATAATTTATTCATTGTTGATGTTGTTCGAGGTAGGTACGACGGGTTTGAACTAGTAGAACAAATTTTAGACTTGTACGAACTCTGGCGCCCAGGTATAGTGGGAATAGAAAGAGGTCATATTGAGATGGCCCTGGGTCCGTTCTTAGAAAAAAGAACACGCGAACGCGGCCTTAACGAAGCTTACTTTAAAGACTTAAAAGTTGGTAGGCGCGATAAGGAGTTACGTGCTCGAGCAATCCAGGGTAGAATGCAACAAGGTATGGTATACTTTCCAGAAGATGCCGCTTGGACGGGGACAATGGTTGCAGAACTATTACGTTTTCCAAATGGTACGCACGATGACCAGGTAGATGCATTGGCGTGGATTGGTTTAATGATGACAGAGTTTGCTACGTTTTATGAAAGACCAGAGCATATTCCGTCATGGAGAGATGGGTTAAAACACTTAGTAAAAGATGGCAAACGTAAATCATCAATGAGCGCTTAATGGCAGAATATAAAAAGAAAAAAAAGAAGCTCAGCGCAGCCGAAGAGCTTACCCTTGCTAAACAACAATGGGAATGCTACACCCGAGCCCGGGACAGTGGCCACGATGATTACATAGAGATTGCAAAACAATGTGACGCATTTTACCGCGGCGAACAATGGGACGAAGCTGATATAGCAGCGCTCGACGACCAGGGTCGACCAGCTTTAACTATCAATACAATTTTACCTACAGTCAACACTGTTATTGGTGAACAAAGTACACGAAGAGCAGACGTACAATTTAAACCTAGAGGATCCGGCGATCAAGAAGTTGCTGACATACTTACAAAGTTGTATATGCAAATTTCTGATAACAACAAATTAGAATGGACAGAAGGACAAGTTTTTTCTGATGGTTTAATTCAAGACCGAGGGTGGTTTGATGTTCGTATAGATTTTTCTGATCACATAAAAGGTGAAGTACAAATAGAGCAAAAAGATCCATTGGATATTTTAATTGATCCAGATGCAAAACAATATGATCCTAAAACTTGGAATGAAATATTTGAAAGTAAGTGGATGAGCCTTGACGAAATAGAAGAAGTATATGGAGAAGACAAAGCTGATAAGTTAAGAATGATTGCTGAGGTAGGTACTACACTCGGTGCAGATTCTATGGAGTATGAGGATGAAACTTATGGTGACACACATGGTGATTACCAAGGTTCAAATACACAATACCCAAACGATCCTGACGAAGCGCGGACTCTTAGATCTATTCGCGTTATTGAACGCCAACATTACAAACTAAAAAAATGTATGTTTTATGTTGATCCCGTAACTGGAGACAAACGAACTGTCCCGTACGACTGGACCGAAAGAAAAAAGAAAAAGTTTGCGGACGATTACGGTTTATATATAACTGAACAAATGATTAAAAAAGTTCGTTGGACGGTAACCGCGGACACTGTTGTACTACATGATGATTGGTCCCCTTACAATCATTTTACTTTGGTTCCTTATTTTCCATATTGGAGAAGGGGCAAACCTTTTGGAATGGTGCGTAACTTAATATCACCACAAGAACAATTAAACAAGATTTCATCTCAAGAACTACATATAGTTAACACAACTGCCAACAGTGGTTGGGTTGTAGAGTCTGGTTCCTTAACAGGAATGAATGCAGATGACCTAGAAGAACACGGCGCAGAAACAGGGTTGGTGCTTGAGTATAATAGAGGAAGTACTCCCCCCGCAAAAATTCAACCCAATCAAATACCTACGGGTTTAGATCGTATAGCAATGAAAGCAGCTAATAATATTAAAACTATTAGTGGCATAAGCGACGCTATGTTAGGTACTGATGGGGCAGAAGTTTCTGGTGTTGCTATACAACAAAAACAGAGCCGTGGCGCTTTAATGATTCAAGTGCCTTTAGATAATCTAAGAAAGACTAGACATTATTTAGCAGAAAGAGTTTTAGATTTAGTTCAAACTTACTACACAGAAGAAAGAGTCATTCAAATTACAGACGAAAATAATCCGTTAAAACCTAAAGCACCTTTAAGAGTTAACCAAGTTACACCCGAAGGGCAAATCATTAACAACTTAACTCTAGGAGAGTACGATGTAGTTATTGGAACTGCTCCTTCAAGAGATACATTTGAAGAAACACAATTTGCAGAGTCTATTGAATTAAGAAAAGTTGGAGTTCCAATTCCAGACGATTTAATTGTCGAGTATTCACATCTAGCACGTAAAGGAGAAATTGCAGAACGCATAAGAGAAATACAAGGTATGAATCCTCCATCCGAACAAGAAATGCAAATACAACAATTCCAAATGGAATCACAAATACGTTCAACACAGCTTGAGATTGCAAAACTAGAAGCAGAAGTAACAAGATTACAATCTGAAGCTGCCTTGAATGTAGCTAAAACTCAATCAGAAACAAATATTGATCCGCAAATGAAAGTTGCGGAACTACAAAGCAAACTTCAAATGAAGCGCGAAGAACTCCAATTACGTGAAAGGTTGTCAGGAATGACAAACGAAGTAAGAAGAGAACAAAGTGAAACCACAGCTGCAGCAAAAATTGCAACAGCTGCCATGAAACCTACAGGAGGTAATAGAAATGGCTAAAAGTAAAGAAAAGAATAATGCTGAGAAAATGGATGATCTAATTATGGACGGTATGCCGGGGGCTGACACTGTTTCTGAAGAAGAAGCACAACCCTTTGGAGTAGATCTTAACTTTGATGAAGTTCAGGAGGACAAAAATGAAGAAGTCGAAGAGCAAAATGACGCCGTTGCAGAAGAAGAGGTTGCTGAAACAGAACCAGAAGCAGAAAGTGCGGAAGAAGAACCAGCTGAACCAGAAGAAATTAGCGAAGAAGGAGTGGATGAAGACAGCGAACCAGTTGCACAACCAGATCTTCAAACAATTGAAGGAAGCGAGCAAGGCCTTGACGAACAAACTAACGTAAAACAGACTAAAGCTCCTATGGTGCCTAAGTCTAGGCTTGACGAAGTGCTAGCAAAAAACAAAGCAATGCAAAAAAAACTAAATGAAGTTCAAGAAACAGAAGCTAAAGCACTAGAAAATGCACCTGAGTATGATTTTGACTCTAAAGAAATTCAATATCAAGAGTTAATGCTTAATGGCGAGGCTGAACAAGCAGTATCTCTTAGAAATGAAATAAGAAACGCTGAAAAAGAACAGTTTATGTTCGAAATGCAAGCAAAGATGGGCCAAACTGTGCAACAAAGCAACGAAATGAATGAGTTGCAAGCTAAAGCTGCTGAAATTGAGGCTACTTTTCCTGTATTGAATGAAAATGACGCTACTTTTGATGTAGATTTGCAATCTCAGGTAATTGAATTGCGCGACGCGTTTGTTTCGCAAGGTTATACCTTGGCTGACTCTTTAGCAAAGGCAACTGAGTACACTCTTGCGGTTAAAAAACCGGAATTGTTAAAGCCAGCAGCTGATCCAACATCAACTGCTAATAAAGTGCTTCAGCAAAAAACACAAACTGCTAATGTTAATAAAAAATTGCAAGCCGCAGACTCTCAACCCCCTGCAATGAAGGGAGAGAGTAAAACAGAGAAAAAAGTTGATTTATCTTTATTATCAAGCGAAGAGTTTGACGCTTTGCCCGCAGAGACTTTAAGAAGGATGCGTGGTGACTTTGGTTAAGCCTTAGTATAAGATATAAGTATTCGGTCGCTAGTCCGATAACTAGCACGAGTCGTTACGGTAAAAAAACGTATTCGCCTATCATGGCGTAAAACTGGTCGACGTCATGTTCGTAAAATTATGAGAACGTTTCCCAACGAAAAAGGGTATACGGACAATGAGCCGCTCCATAAGTCGGCTGGTTATTTTAATTTTATTTGGAGGATAGCCCAATGGCTAACACAAACTTTAGCGCGTTGACCAGCGAACAATTAACGATCTGGTCTCGTGATTTTTGGCGTGTCGCTAGGAATATGTCTTTCATTAACCAATTCGCAGGTAGCGGATCCAATGCTATGGTTCAGAGAATATCTGAACTTACTCAATCAGAAAAAGGAACAAGAGCTGTTTTAACACTTCTTGCTGACATGTCTGGTGATGGTATTATTGGAGACAACACTTTAGAAGGTAATGAAGAGACTTTAAGAGCCTACGACATTGTTGTACAACTTGATCAATTGAGATTTGCAAACAGACTTTCAGGTCGTCTTGCTGATCAAAAATCAGTTGTTAATTTTCGTGAGAACTCACGTGATGCACTTGCTTACGCAATGGCAGACCGTATTGACCAATTAGCGTTCTTAACGCTTTCTGGTATTTCTTACACCCTCAAAAACAGTGGTGCTTTAAGACCAGTTCTGAATACAGGACAAAATCTTGGCGACATGACTTTTGGTGGGGATGTAACAGCTCCAACTTCTAACAGACATAGAAGATGGGATGCTACTAGTGGACTTGTTGCTGGTGATGTAACTGCTACGGTAGCAGCTGACACCATCACTTACGAATGCTTAGTTGCTCTAAAAGCTTATGCTAAAGACAACTACATCCGTGGAGTAAGAAGCGCAGGTGGAGAAGAGGTATATCATTTATTTGTGTCACCTCAAGTAATGGCGGATCTTAAACTTGATTCAGATTTCTTAACTAACGTAAGAAATGCTGGAGTCAGAGGACCAAGCAATAGCTTGTTCTCAGGTTCTTCAAGCTTAATGGTTGATGGCATTATGGTCCATGAGTTCAGACATGTGTTCAATACAGCGAACGCAACATCTGGAGCTTCTGGTAATGCTGGTTCTGCTGGATACAAATGGGGCGCCGATGCTACTATCGACGGTTCTGCTTGTTTATTCTGTGGAGCTCAAGCTCTTGCTATGGCCGATATTGGTTTACCACAAATAGTTGAAGACAGCTTCGACTACGGTAACCAAAATGGTATCTCCATTGGTAAAATCTTTGGTCTTAAGAAGCCTAAGTTCAACAGCGACTACAATGGTGGCGTTGAAGACTTTGGTGTTATTAGATTGGATGTTGCATACTAAGTATGCTTTT